TCGCAGCCAACCAGCTCATGCGCCCCACGCACTTCATGGATCAGCGTGCGCCTGAATATCTCATCCATCATCGTAACGAGCAGCGACATTTTATCGGCTGGTACATCAAACGCCTGCACGTGGGTGTAGTACCGGATTGAAAGTGTGTCGGGACTTGAACTGGTAACAGCCTGTGTAAATGGGATCGGGCGGCTGATCAGGTGAATGAGCTTACCCAGCTCACTGTTTTTATCTATATGAATTTCTGCGTGTCCGTTTTTCTTTAAGTATCCACCATATTCAAAAATAAAGAATTTTTTAATGTGTACCGGAAGGTGTACATGTACAGTTTTGATCATTGTAAAGGTTACGTTAAGATTACTTAAATATAACGAAAAAAGTCCAAAAATAATAACAAACCAGAAACGTTATTTTATGCACTCATGCTGCTTATTTTTCCAATTAGTTCGTCAAATTTTCCCTGCGTGTTTGTGTTGTAAACTGCATCCCTGACACTGTTCACAGAGTTTTCCACGCCATTCACCGCACCTTTCAGTTCACCTGTTATGCTGATTACTTTATCCAGTCTGGCCCCGTTGGCCTTGGTTTCATCCAATAATGCTTTTATGTTGGTGGCTTGTTCCGCACCCTGCTTTTTGGCTGCTTCGTGTTCGGCCTGCGCACCTGCAGTATCGCCCATTGACGCGGGATCATTGCCATCGATGCCACCATAAGCTCCACTGTCAAAACTTGGCATGTCGGCCATCGCCGCGTCGGCTTCTGCCTGCGCTGCGGCTGCTTCCGCTTCGGCATCCCTTGCTGCCTGTTCAGCCTTGCGTTTTTTCGATCCAAACAAGTACATGCCCCTTTCGAAGTATGGGCTTTCGAACTTGCCACCATCGCGGAAAGCCATCGGCACACCGGGATGCTGAATGACTGGCGTATTGGCTTTACCAGGCGTGCGGGCATTCTTAAACATCTGCTGTATCAACGGCCAGTTGGCTTCGGTCTGTTTAGTGGAAATGATCGCTTCGCCGCCTTCCATTTCGCCAACGTCCCTGCCGGTTGCGCGGTCAAACAAGCCGATGCCACCGGTCCCGTATTCGATACCATGCTTGCCGCCCTGCGGAACATGTCCAAGAGTAGGGACTCCACCCAAAGCAAAAACAGGATCCGGCTGATTCTTTATTTTGGCAATCTGCACGCCGGTCACCACGGCAGCTGTGGCGGCAAGAATAATGTTGAGCGGGAAGAAGTTTGCCAGTGCTTTCAAAACAGCCAGTGCACCCGTTATTAATGCCGTTGCGATATCGGCTTTCTTTTGGGCTTTGAATGCTTTCGTTTTCTCAGCCTGTTCGGTTGCACGCGCTTTTCTATTTTCGGCGGCAATGGTATCTTCCAGATCTGCTTTGAAATCGGCTTTGGCTTCGGCTTCGTCGGAAGTGATTTTTATCTGTTTTTCAGAATGGGCAGTGGCTTCTGCCAACGCTTCATTTGAAATTTCAGTGGTAAACTGGTTTAGTTCATCGATGTTGGTTTTCTTGGATTCATACTCTTCTTCTGCCAGCCTGATTTTTTCGGCACTTTCCTTTTCAGCCAAAGCGATCTTGGCTTCTATTGCGCGTTTTTCGTCATCGGTTTTGGCAAGGTTCGCAAGCCGCTGCAAGTCCTGAATCTTCGATTCTTCCGCAGCTTTCATCTGCTGCAGCTGCTCGGAATAGTAACGTTTCAATGCATCCCGTTTCTGCTCTTCCGTGCTTGTTTCATCCGTCAGGATCCGTTGTAATTCAGTAAGTCGGTCTGTTTCCGCAGCTTTCAGTGCAGTGATGTAATTGGAACTGCTTGTGATCAGACTATCTGTCACAGCCATTTCATTTTCAAGAATAGCTACCTTTTCATCACGTTCGCGGTTCGCTTCGGCAATGGCTTTATCCGCTCTTTTCTGTGCCAGATCATTCAGGAAACCGACCGCAGCAATTGCGGCCTGCCCGGCTTCTTCATAGTTGGCGGTATCCGCAGCTAGTTTTTCCTGCCAGGCTGCTTTATGTCCCTGTACCATTTTGGATGCACCGGCCATAAAACCATTAATGTCGCCTTTGAGGAGCGAAGCGAACATATTGGAATAACCTTGCAGGTTTTCCTCCTTCTTTTTCCGCAGATCATCATCGATCTTTTTCTTATCAGCAGCGGCTTTGTCAGTGGCAGTGATCGATTCCTGATGGTAACGGGCTTCCACGGCCAGTATCGCTGCTGCTGCCTGGTCTTTGTCCGTAAAGTCGGCAGATATTCTGGCTTTTTCAGCCGCTTCTTCCTGACGTAATTTTTCTTGAAGGAAACGCATTTCTGTGTCGAGCCTTTCCTTGGCAACTTCGGCCAGTTTTTTGGCATTACCCTTGGCCTGTAACTGCTTCCAGTCAAGGTGCACAAGTTCGGCCTGCCGCTCCTGTTCGTTAATGAAAAGGGTATTGGCAATCTTTTTCTGATCAGCTTCCTGCTGTGCTTTCAGTTCCTTTGCCCGGAACTCCGTTTTCGCTTTTTCCAGTTCAGCATCAGCCGATTTGTTAATGGCGATGCGAGCTGACTCTTTTGTATTTTCATCAGCAAGCGAATCATTAATTTCCTTTAACCGCTTACGCCGTTTTTCGTTGATCTTGGCATCTTCGGAAGCCAGCGTATGAGCAGTAACCGTGGCCTCATGCTCGCTTTCCAGTTGCGCCACAAGTTCCAATGCTTTCGCCCGGTCCTTGGCTACCTGCTCATCGTATTTTTGCTCGGCAGCAAGTCTTTCTTTCTGCTCCTTTTCCTGCTCTTTTATTCGTTTTGCAGATTCTTTTTTAGATTCTTTTTCAGCTTCTGCTGCCCGCTTTTCTGCTGCCACTTTTGCTGCCGAAGCAACAGACATTTGTCTTAATTCTTCGGCAGTATAGCTAACTAATTGAGCCTTTTCAGAATCCTTTTTTGGCTGGTCGACAAAAGCATCAGTCCATCCCTTTTTGATTTTAGAGAATGTTTCATCTGCATGAATACCTACGTTTGTAAAATTCTTTTTTGATTTTTCGAATGATTCAAGTGCACCTGTGTAATCACCTGCGAAAAATTTCACGAGTGCTTTTCCACCTTCAACCACTCCGGCAATTGCGTCAAAAACTAATCGGAATGACCCTATGACCATTTGAGTAGGAGTTAACACTGCACGGAATGCTAGCCCGACGATCTTCATAACCCCATCCAGAGAAATCCAACCGCTTACAAAGTCAGGGATTATCGAAGAAATAGCGTTTCCCCACGATGAAAAAAGGTCTTCGACAGTTTCGTAAATGTCTTCAAAAACTTTGACGACCGGGTCACTGGCATTTGCCAATGAAATAAACCAGTCGATTCCGGTCGCGATTCCTTCGAGTAAAGCCAAAAATATTGGCGTTAGTTTTTTTCCTACGGTAACCTGTAAAGCCTCCAATGCATCACCAACATTAGCAGATTTACCACTTAGTGAGTCCATTTGTTGGGCAGCGAAATTCAGAGTGCCAGGAACTTCACCCAAGGCTACAACCATTTCCATTGCGCCCTGCTCAGTCTTTGCAAATTCTCTGGTAGTGTTGCCTATTGTTGTCGATATCTTATCACCGGACGTTTTGACCTTGATACCAAATTCCGTCCATCGCTCATTATTATTGATGTCCTTAATTGCCTCTCCAAGCTGATCTAATGGAAGACGGGCCTTTGTGGAAACGTCGATCATTCGTTTCATTTGTTCTTCTCCTGGGCGAAGTCCGCGCCCTGCAAGCCCAATATATGCTTTGGTTACATCATCCAAACTTAAAGGCGTTTCTTTGGCTATTTGGGAAAGAGCCTTCATGCTTTGAGCAGCGGCTTTCTCAGCTTCCGTTGCCGACATTGTAGCTTGTAAAGTTGCAGATAGAGATTTCTCGTATCCTTCAAATTTTGAAGTAGCATCAAAAACGGCCTTACCAGTGTTATAAAGAAACTGCACTATTTGTAAAGCTAAAACCGCCTGAAACGCGGTTCCAAAACCTTTTACACCAGTTGTTATTTTATTCCAAAGTGTTGGTTTACCAAGGTCTTCACCTTCTTGTTTCAACGCTTTTGCCTGTTTGGCTGCTTTGTCAAGCTCTTTTTCAACTTCACCCAGTCGCTTCGCATTTTTGACATATTCCTGTGAAGAGCGGTCGGCATTTTTCATTTCCTTTGCCAGATCCTTCGCCGCAATTTCCAACTGACGGATGGTCATTTTGGAAACATCCATCAGCTTCAATTCCTTGGAAAGTTTCGCCGCCTGCTCCTGGGTTTCTTTTAATTCAAGCTTGTATTTTTTCCATTCGTCAGATCCTTTGCCGCCCGTTTTTTCAATTTCGGTTAGTGTCTGTTTCAGGACTTTGGCCTGTTTATTAGTTTCGTCAAGGCTTTTCTGAATATGCGCAGCCTCGCCACGCAGTTCAAGAGTGAGTACATCTCCTATCATTTGTCAGCGTATTTTCGGGCGATTTTGGTTGCGTTGGCATTCCAGGCTGCCTGGATGCGTGCGGCGTTAATGTTTTCGGTAGGCAGGCTGACGGTCGTTTCAATTCCGAAAGCATCAAATATTTGCTGGGCAGCCCACACACTGGCAGCTGCTCTCATGTCTTCATAAAATTGCGGGATCACAATCAGCCGCATCGGATCGTTATAAATCCCACGGTAGCCACGGCGCACATTTGGTGTGGCTTTCAGGTAGTACTGGATCCCGGATGCGATGCGGTGTATTTTCTCAATGTCGGTTAAATCCGATTTCCTGGTTGGATTTTCT